AGAGCTTTGTTTTCAAGACCTTGGCGGCTTACTGAGCCGATTGATCCGGCCTGGAAAGTCACCAAATGGCCCCAACCTGGATGAATTTGCTATTTCTAATTCATCTCCTTAGTATCGCAAGATACTCTACTAAGGAGATGAATTAGGATTCCTGGAATCTCGATTTTTACTTGGATTTGTAAATATACTACCCCCGGGCGCAAAAACGTGCGCTATGCATATATATATATAACAACACCCTTAAATATTTAGAAAAAATTAAGGGGTTATCATCAAAATAAAAAAAGCGATCTCTATAAGACTCTTATAAGGTACTATTATTATTATCTTTTATATTTTTTTAATATATTTCTTGTAATTCTAAGATTCATAGTGTATAATAGTACTATGGAGAATCTAAATAGTAACTACATAGAGTCTTATATAGCACTTCAAGGGCTATTGACTGAACAAGTTAATACTCAGTGTAACGAGGACTTCCTATCTTTTGTAAGATTAATGGCTCCCACGCTTGTATCTGGCTTCAAGATGGGTCGTCACATAGAAGTAATATCTGATAAGCTCCAGAAAGTAGAAGCAGGAGAGATAAAAAGACTGATGGTCTTTCTTCCTCCCAGATCTTCCAAGTCTTTGATCTGTTCAAAGTTATTCCCAGCGTGGTATATAGGAAAAAATCCTGAAGATGAGGTCTTAACCATATCTCATTCGGATCAACTAGCCAGTGACTTCGGTCGGTCTGTCCGAGATCTGGTAAATATGGAAGAGTTTCAAAAGATATTCCGGGGTGTGTCTCTCCGCACGGATGTGCGGGCTGCTGGTAAGTGGAAGACAAATCAAAATGGTACTTACTACGCTGCCGGAGTCCGATCTCAGATTGCTGGACGGGGTGCTCACGTAGCTATACTAGATGATGCGATGTCAGAGGAAGATGCTATCTCCTCTGCTGGTCGAAGGTTCATCAAGGAATGGTATCCAGCAGGACTCAGAACACGTATTATGCCCGGAGGGTCAATCGTCATAATCAATACCCGGTATCACTACGATGATCTGTGTGGGTGGCTTCTTAAACAACAAGAGGATATGTCGGACTATGAAATTATCCCCTGGGATGTTGTTCGTATACCAGCCTGGATAGATGAGGAGTCTTCCGACTTACTCGATCTTCCGGTTGGGACAAGCTACTTTCCCGAATGGAAATCTGATGCAATACTTCGGATAGACGAGAATGAGATCAAGGCAAGCAATGGAGCCAGATACTGGAATGCGCTTTATATGCAAGACCCAACCCCGGAGGAGGGTGGTCTTATAAAGAAAAAGTGGCTCCAGAACTGGGACGAAGCGGAGCCACCGGAGTGCGACTTTATCATTCAGACATTCGACACGGCCTTCTCCACCCGAACTACGGCTGACTTCAGTGTCATACAAACATGGGGTATCTTCTACCAGTATAATCAGGACGGGAAGGGTTACGAGGACTTTGCCTCGCATCTGATTTTACTGGGAAATATTAGAGGCCGCTTCGAATATCCTGAACTACGCCGAATGGCTCAGAAACTCTACGATCAACATCGTCCTGATGTATGTATAGTAGAGAAGAAAGCTAGTGGTCAATCACTTATACAGGATATGAGACGAGCAGGACTTCCAGTGATGGAGTATCTCCCCGACCGAGATAAGGTATCCAGAGTTTACGCATCTACTCCTATAATGGAAGCGGGCCGTCTCTGGATACCCAAAGGTAAGAAATGGGCAGATAATCTCATAGAAGAATTAATCCGGTTTCCAAATGCAGCCCACGATGATCAGGTAGATGCCTTGACAATGGCAGTTAATTATATGAAAGAATCGTGGCATCTTGCACATCCTGACGATCCTGAGTACGATGAAAGGCCCAGAGAAAAGGCTCCCACATACTGGAACGTATAAAAATTTGCGAAACCGGAAAAGATGTGATATAATAGTAGTACGACCAAGAAGGGGAACTATCAAGATATGACTGAATTATTTAATCTGGCGGCATGTAAAGCATTACATATGTCCCAGCCGAGCCCACCTAAAATTTCAATCGGAATAGAGATTGGTCAACCTCCTATGAATGGTGGTCTATCTTCTATTCAGAAAAGTATGAATATCGGGGGAGAGCCGCACCGGCTTTCCTATATCAATTCTGATGAAGCTTCTCTTCTGAAACAACTAGGTGGTAGTGGTCAACCTGTTAATGGTGTTCCTGCTTACTGGCAGTCAGAAGGCTGGGGGGGTGATGCGGGTTTCTCTGGACCATCGGCTGCTGATGCTGCAACATCTGGGGCTGGTATAGCTGACTACACCACCCCAGAAGATCCGGGATATGACACGCTCGCAGACTGGGAGGCGATTGCTGAAGAAGAAGAAAAAGAGATAGCATATAAAAAGAAACTTGCGGCGTGGCAACCGTATGGGATGCGGTTCCCTCCTAAACCTAAAGATGAGATGCAAAAAAAGCCAGGCGTATGGGAAGATACTAGGAAACCAGGCATGATGCAAAAAGCTATTGCACATGTAGCCGGCACGCTCGCCGCCGCTTTTTCTGCTCCTGTTGTAGGTCCGCTGTCGACGGCGGTCGGACGGGGGGTTACTGAACTCGGCCTAAGTATAAGAGGTTCTCCCGATGCGATGACTGCAGCGGACAAAGATGACCCGGACCAGATGGGTATGAGGGATTGGGACGCAACCCAGTTTGATGTCCCCCAAGACTACGAGGACTTCGGTGGTGAAGGTGAGCCTCTACTTAAAGATCCTCTCAAAATAAAAAGACCTTGTGCGCCTGGGGAAGTAGGGTGGCCCGAATGTGTAGAAGAAGAAGAAGAAGATGTATTAACTGGTATGGCTCGATACTTGGATCAACTCCAAAAGAGAGAGGCTCAAGATCCTTACAAAGGTCAAGAAGAATTTTATGAAAGTATATGGGGTCCAGATTGGCGAGCAATACTTGCACGGCGGGGTAATACTTAATGGCAACAGAACGTAATCCATTCGAGTCGATGTCTCAAGAAGTTAGTAATATTATACCTATGCCTGAGATAGAGAATACTGCGAATGCTACCTTTGAGGTTGATTCCCAAGATGGAGGAGTCACGGTGGACTTCTCAGAGTCGGTAGAAATGGAAGCCTCGGAAGATATTTCGGAATGGTACGGGGATATATCAGAATCTCTGGAAGACGATGATCTGGTAAGTATAGCCGGGGATGTTATAGATAATTTTGAGGCTGATAAAGAATCTCGTGCAGAGTGGGAGTCAATGTTTGAGCGAGGTTTCGATCTGCTAGGTCTGAAGCTTGAGCACGGAACGGAACCATTCGAGGGTGCCTGCACAGCAGTACATCCTCTCCTGATTGAGTCAGCAGTCAAGTTCCAGTCCAAAGCCTCGGGAGAACTCTTTCCTTCCAGAGGTCCGATCAAGGCACAGATATTTGGTAAGTCAACCCCGGAGAAAGAGCTACAAGCCAATCGTGTTCAGAACTTTATGAACTATCAGCTCACAGAGCAGATGCCGGAATACTTCGATGAATTTGAAAGGATGTTATTCCACCTACCCTTGATTGGGTCTTCCTTCAAGAAGATGTATTACGATGCAACTATTAAACGTCCCAAATCAGAATTTATTCCCATCGATCAGTTCTATGTATCTTACTATGCAACTGATCTGGCTAATGCAGATCGTTACACTCATGTTATTTATCGGAGTCCTGTGGAACTAGCCCGTGATATTCGGGTAGGTGTCTATCAAGATATAGACCTTCCCACTCCCTTTATGGGTAATATGTCAGCTTTCTCCGAGAAGATGGATACTATTATTGGATTGTCTCCCTCCTCGGATAATGATCCTCAATATATTTTACTCGAACAACACTGTTATCTCAGTCTTGAAGATGAAGACGATGAAGCACTTCCGTACATTGTAACTGTAGAACAACAGTCCCGGCAAGTGCTTAGTATTCGTAGAAATTATAAGCAAGATGATCCGAACAAAGAAAAAATAAGCCACTTTGTGCATTATAGATTTGTTCCGGGCTTTGGTTTCTACGGTCTGGGCCTTATTCATTTTCTGGGTAACTTGACAATGAGTGCAACAGCAGCTATGCGTTCCTTGATAGATGCTGGTCAGTTTGCCAATTTACCCGGAGGGTTTAAGGCCAAGGGAGTGCGGATAGTTGGTGACAACAGTCCGATCTCTCCCGGCGAGTTCAAGGAGGTTGAGGCAACTGGTATAGATTTATCAAAGGCTATTGTTCCCCTTCCTTACAAAGAGCCTTCCTCGACTCTATTCCAGATGCTGAATTTCGTGGCTGCTGCTGGTCAGAAGTTTGCGGACAGCACAGAGCAGGTTATCTCTGATGCTGCCTCCTACGGACCCGTTGGAACAACTATGGCTTTACTAGAAGCTAGTAGTAAGTTCTTCACGGCAATTCATAAAAGAATACACAAATCTCAAAAGGATGAATTCAGGATTCTTGCCCGGATTGATTACGATTATCTTCCCACGGAATATCCTTACGATGTTCCCTACGAAGATCGAAGTATTTTTAAAAAGGATTTTGACGGTCGAGTAGATATTGTTCCGGTTAGTGATCCTAATATTCCCAGTAATGCACACCGTATGATGATGGCGAACATGGCGCTTCAGATGGCCCAGCAATCACCCCCAGGTATGTTTAACATGGAAGCACTAAATCGGACTATTCTTAATGCAGCTAATATGCCGAATGTAGAGGAGATACTTCCTCCCAAGATTCAACCTAAGCCGATGGACCCTGTCTCGGATATCATGGCAGCTACCAAGGGTGTTCCTGTTGCAGCCTTCCCCGGACAGAACCACGATGCCCACATTCAGGTAAAGATGGCCTATCTGCAAGATCCAATGAATGGAGCTAATCCTATCATGGAACGTATTCAGCCAATACTTGAGGCAAATATTCAAGAACATTCGATTATGAAGTATCAAGAGCAGATGAGTGGAATAACTCAGGAAGCATTGAAGAAAGTTCCCGAACAGGCTAATAATCCAGCAGTTGTGGAGATGGCAATGGCCGAGGCTGCTCAACAGATAATGAATGCAAATCAAGCTATGGGTCAGGCACAGTCTCCTGAACAACAGCTTGTTGCTCTGGAACAGGCTAAAGTTGAACTGGAGAAACAGAAGCTTCAAGCTGATACAGTTACCAATGCTGCTGAACTTGAGATTAAAAATAAGAAACTTGAGCTAGAGGAAAATGAACAAATTATTGGTATGCTCAAAGCCGGAACTTCGGATAACTTTAAACGTGCCAAGGGCGAAGCAGATCGAGAAAGTAAAGAAAAAATAAAAAAGCTAGAGCTTCAAACAAAATATGTAGTAGAGAATATGAAAGTTAAGAAAGAAGATGAGCGTGAAGTTGTTAGAATAATGAAAGATATGCTTATGGCAAATATGAAAGAGAATCAGGAACTTGATATGAAGGGTCTCGATGCCCTTGTCAAGATGGCTATATCGCAACAAAAGGAGATGACTAATGATGAAGAAGGGTAAGGGTTATCTGGAACATGTAATGAGTAAAAGTAAAACATACGGCAATTCGTTCCAGAACGAAGTTATGGGAGTTCTCAGTGAACGTAGTGTTCTGAATGAATGGGATGACTATGCGTGGAAAATGCCGGAACCAGAAAAGAAGTCCCGTAAGAGTACTCTCTACGATTAATGGATATCTGGGACGAAATCGTTATTGAGTTTAACGAGGAATTAAATAAACTCAAGATTACATTGGGTAATGGTT